ACATATGCTGAAGTTCTTTTGGCTCGATATATCCTTTGCTATAATTTTGTGTTATTTTATTTGCTTGCCTAATCACATTTCTATTAGCTGTAGTCTTTTCGTCTTTAGTAAAACATTTAGCGAGTTCTTTATATAAGTTACCCATCATTTTTGTCATCTAAACTTCTCAACTTTCTTTTAACATTATTGTGAGCAATTATTTTTTTCATATCCGCAATAGATAAACTTCTGTCATCAGAATAAGTTTTCCATCCTGTATTATACATCGCAACCACTTGCTCTCTCGTCATACTTTTATTTCTCATCCTAGCTTCTTCCGCTTTTAATAAAGATTTTTGTTCTGTATTTAGACCCTCATAATAATTGTCTTTAGTCTTGCTATCTTTCGTTACATCGATATAGCCATAAGATTTACTCATAGTGCGTAGCTTTCGTTTAATCTTTTCAAATTCTTCTCTAGACTCCGCTCCTCTTTCGTATTTAGCATAACCATCTTCTTTCAACTGTTTATACTTGCTTACTATTGCATTCCACTCTTTATCTTTTTCTGAGCTATCTTTAGTGTTAAACTGTTTCTTAACATTTAATATTATTCTTATTCTTTCAACATTGAACCCCGCCTTTTTAAGCTCATCTGCACTTTTTGCATTTGTCGCAACATGTGCTTCAGCTCCAGTAAACCCAATAGCTATGAGTTTTTGTTTTACTGTTTTTACTGGTTCANTGCCTCCGTCTTTAGTAAAGCATTTGGCAAGCTCTTTGTATATGTTATCCATTACTTAAACACCCCCATTAAACTATCTCTCCATGTGGCTTTCTTTGTCTCCGATTTATCGTCTGGTGATTCAGTTTTGTCTTCCTTTTTATCTTTACCCTCATCTTCACCCTCTTCAGATATTTCTTTTTGAATGTCACTCATATCTTCACCACTAACGTCTGGTTCTTCTTCAGCTTCTTTAACATCTGAATCAGTAATGTTCGACCACATTCCAGTTATCTCAGATTGTTGCTTTAGTTCTTTAAGTGCAGTAGCTTTGTTTATTACTCCCGCAGTAAATACTTCCATAACAGAAGTAGTATATTTACTACCAAGATCTGCTAAGTCACTATTATCTACAGTCATTACAGGATTAAACTCCCAATCAAAGTCATCTGGTATTGCACCTAATTCTGACATACAAATAACAGGTAATAGCTTGTCTAGTACAGGAGCTAAGTACGCCATTTGCTTGTTTTCTATAGTCTCATAATATTGTTTAAGATCTCCCTCACCTGTAGAATTAAACCCAGATGGATTTCTACCAAACAATTTAGATACTGGCATTTCACAAGCACCCGCAACATCAAGCATAAATGATTCATATATATCTGATAGTCCACCAAAACTATACTGTTTTGTATCAAAGTCATCATCCTTGTCCATTACATAGATTCCCATATTAGACATTAACTGATTCTGTGCTTCTAATACATTGTATAAATTCTCTTTAGATTTCTGGTTACTAGAACTTAGTAGCTGTCCTAGATCATCCATCTTTAAAACTCTTATGTTTGCCAAGAATACTAAACTAGCAATATTTGCTGATGTGTTATCTCTCTTCTTTATTTCTTCATAAGCAATTTCTACTTCTGATTCTCCCCAATACATTTCAAATTGTCTTTCCCAATAAGGTAATTGTCTTCCTGGAAACCTTAATATTCTACTATGATGTACTTTCAATACACTGGTTATCTGTGTAGTATTAACCGTGCTATCGTCATTCTTTGAAGTTACCGTATGTATGTTATAATACAAAGGCAATCCAAAGTCTGGATCATTTATATCTGTTATCATATCTATACTTGGTTGTATTCCACTCCATCTATCAAATACTAGCAATCCTTTATAAGTCCCTACATTGACATCATCATAGTCTAACTCTTCTTCTAATGAATCTTCATCTCCGTCTATCAACATTAAAGCAGCAGCCCCGCCAAATAATCTGCCCCACTGCATGGCTTCTTGTAGTTTGGCTTTTGTTTTAGTTTGTCTTATAGCTTTATCTATTTTCTTTAGTTTATCTGGTTCTAATTCTGACTTAATCTTAATCCAGTTTTTTAACATATCACTGGGAACTACATCTACTATTTTCCTAACCAGCCATGAACTTCTATACATTGAATTGAACATAGTATAATTAAAGCCCATTCTTGTGACTGGATATTCTGCGCCTTCGGTTAGGTTACTTTGACCATAGCCTAATCTAGATAGTTGATTTTGGAATGCATCCATAGTCGTTATGCCTGTGAGTGTTTTTGCTTGCTTTGCCAGCTTGTCTTTGATTCGTTCAGCCGAGTCTGTGTTTTTAATTGGCATAAGTGTCTCAGAATTAGCTTCTAAAGAACTTTTATTTGGTTGTCTATTTTTACTCTTTGCCACTTTTCTTCTCCTTTCAAATTTGTTGCTTATATAGGAAAAAGAGAGCATAAGCTCTCTTGTTATTTTCTATTTAGTTTATTTGTCATTCTTTTAGCACATACCATACTACTAATATTAATATAGCTAAAGGGAATATATTTACTAAAGTATATGGTATCTCATACATTGGCATCTACCTCCTATTTAAGTTTGTTTTCAATCATTCTAATTGTTTCATTTGGAATATGTATTCCTTTTTCAACCAAAAATTTAAAAGCATTTAGATTTCCAATCCCACCAAAATCTTTACCTAAGCAAAAGTTTCCACGAGTTGATGGCTTTTGAAACCATTTAGCAAACCATTTAGCAAAACTTTCAGACTCATCTAACTCACATACAATGTTTCTTGCAAATTTGTATTTTCTATACTCTAGTTGTTCAGTATAACTATTTATATCAGTTAAACCATCTAACTCGTATAGCGTTTTACATTTCTTGCTTTCAAGTATCTCTTCCATTTTAGCTTCACATTCATTTACAATTTCGTTCAAGTTTGATATTCTCATGATTTCTATCTCCTATGCTTAAAGTCTCTATAACTTCCACCTAAGACTATTATATCACAGTTTTTGGGATTTGTATACTATTATTTACTACTTTTACAATTTATTTTCTTAGAATTGTAACCCTTAACCCAGCTTCTGACATCGATAACATACAACCTTCTTTAATTAACATGTTTATTATAGCCGGTGCAGCATTCTTTAATATCAATCCATTCTTACATTGTCCATCTTCACTTACAAAGCCAAAAGATATTACAACTGGTGAAGTTGTTTCACTCTTCGCTAAGATCTTTAAAACTATTTCTTTCTCGTCTTCACTATATTTCTCATTCATGGTTTCTACCTCCTATACAATAAATATGACTAGTACACCTATTTCTGGACTTATTTGCAATACGTCTAGTTTTAACCAATCTGTGTCTATTTCTTCCATCAACGTTTTCTTGATACCTTTAATTCTTACAGATTTACCATCACCTTTGTAAAACTTAATAATTTCTATGCTTTCTTTACCATTCAACAAGCTTAAAACTTCATATAATTTTACCACGGCTTCTACCTCCTATAATCTACATCTAGCAATATAAATCAAACCTTCGCTATTGTTTCTATTTATGAATATGTCACCATACTCATTCATATAAAAATTACTTCTTAAATTATTTACAATTTCATTCGTTACTGCATCAATATCTTCTTGTGTCTTTAGTCCATTTCCGAAAGCAATTTCAATTTCTTCTTCAATGTTTCCTTTTACGTCAATATAAATGCTTTCTAATTTTAGCTTGTTAATATTCATTTGCTCCTCCTATACTTCTATAATATCTACATATTCTCTAACAGCATCTAAAGCTTCAGCATAAGATAAACATTTAGTAACTTTATAATACATTGCTTTACCATCAGTCAACATATCTTCAGCCCTCATTGCTTTATTTGCAAGAGCCATGATAGCAAATATGTTTCCATCTGGACCATCAATATCTATTTCTATACTTGGCTTACGTAAGCAACTTTTTTCACCATTGCAAAAGTTGTTCTCTATACAATCTCTGACTACAAAAGCATTCGACTTAAGAAGTAATTCTGCAAGCTCTCTCGTTTCGTAGTATTCTTCAGATATTCTACAAAGCGGACCTTCTTCATCTACAACACCGATATAAAATCCAGCATTCGACTTATGCACTCCTAATTCTTTTCCTTTAATACATTTCATAATTTTACCTCCTCAGGGTTTCTATAAGTAAGTCCATCCAAAAATATCACAGTAGCAAATTTTATTGTCTATCATTACAACATCCGAAACAGACAAACTGTGTCCTTTAAAGTCTTCTGGCCGACCTAAATTAAACTCTACAAAAGCTTCATCTTCATCATATTCATTATCTCTTTCACATTCATACATAGTTTCATATCTTTCTAAGTCGAATCCTCCAGCTTGTTGCTTTGCGTATTCATAACTTTCGAATCCAAAGTCTCTCATGAACTTTTCTTCTAGTTGTAGTATTCTTACTTTTACCATTTTGCACCTCCATGCTACTAATATCACTATCTCTTACCTAATATAATTATATCACTGTTTGTACTACTTGTATATAGTTTCTTTAAAGTTTATTCAAT